TGGTCCTGCTGTATTCAATGGCTCGATCGTTGGTGTTCCGTTTACTCCGGAAGGCATCAAATAGTTTTTGTAAAACTGAATCTTAGGTCTACCGTCTACAGTAAGTTCCCCGCTCTCGTCATTGAATCTGATATCCTCCTTATAGATACTCATTAGTTCTCCCAAAGTCTGCATAGATTTTTGAGGAGATCTAGATCCAATAGGAACGGTCATCTTCATTCTAAAAGATGCGTTCATAACAGACCAAATAACCCTGGTATATTCTATAATTCGAAGAATGTTGTAAGGACGAATTAATCTTTCGGTGTAGCTAATTCTAGAAACGGAGTTTCCCTTAGCATAAGAAATATAAATTATTTGAGAATCATAAAGCATTCTCTTCCTATTTATGTCCTTAGGATATTGATACCAAACACTTAAAAAGCTCCCGTCAGGTTGCTTCTCAACAGAAGGCATAAGAGTTGTTGCATCTAACTCTTTAAAACCGATGATGTTTTTCCCCTTGTCATCATATACTATTTCAAAAGCAAGAAAGCCATCTACTAAAAGTTGCTTGAAATATTGCCAACCACTGATGTCGTCGGTAAACCCGAACATCTCATAGAGTTTCTTGAAGTTTTCATCGATTCTTTCCTTAACCTTTTCCTTTACGTCGGTTAGATTAAGAAAAGCCGGGTATGCAAAAAAGTTATATGAATCATAAGTAATTGATTCATCACAAACAGTATCCAAAATATACTCAATCTCCGGATTCAATGCAAATTTTCTGAGGTAGTCTCTTTTACCTGCATAGTCCTTGTCGAAATAGCTAATGAATTGTTTTGTTGTAGTGTCTTGTCTTCCTAGTGCATAAAGCAAACTTTCATCATCGATAGATTGCTTTTTCATGAACTCCGCCTCAACAGCACCAATGGCCTGGGAATTTTTAATTACCATATCACCGTAACGCATTCCAAAGTTGCTAAGAGACTTTACAGATTCTCTAATTCTTTGAAATACTGGGTTACCACTTTGGTTTTCGTTGAATCCTGCCATTATCTATTGACTTCAATGTAGTTTTTGTACGATAGATCAAGGATTTAATTTCGATCTATAGTCATTATATATCGCTGGAATTGTCTGTCCCTCTATTTTTGTCATTGAGATGTACGGAATTCTTACCCAATCGGGGTAATCAACAATCTTTACATTTCTCAAGAAATCGGGCTTAAACCCGGTTAAAGAATTTTGCCATCCTGTTCCATTCAGTAATATTTTAAGAGAATTATAAAGATCTGGAATTGGTTGCTCTGCAGAAGTTTTTTCATTTCCATTAATTATATTGCTGAACTGGTTCCAAATTCTTAGAATTACCATACCTCTATAATCAGGCGGGATCACATTCAAATTCAATCCGTAAAGAACGTTTCCATTTTGGGTTTTGTCAGTTTTTAGATACAGGAAAATAGGACTCCTATCTATATAGGGATTGATCTTTGACGGTTTACTTTTTGTAAAATACTCGGAGCTATAAATCTTACCAGGAACAAATACTCCATTAAATTGGGCTTTCCCTCCGGAACCATTAGGTCCATACTTACTTTGAAAGATGCCATTACTGTCTGTTGAAATAGCAGAAAGCGAAGGAAAAGAATTTCTAAGTTCTTTTATTTGTTCTTCTAAAGGCTTCACTTACTTTTGAAAAGGAAATTTTCGTCAATCACGCCAAATCTATAACCTCTAGCATCAGCCCATTTTTGAGCTGCTTTAAACTTAGCTTGGTTCGTAATCCAAACCTGCATTTTGTGGTTGTATGATTTTAGCTTTTGTAGTGTAGCATTTCCTTCCAATAAAGGTTTTTTGAAATGTGATTCCGGCTTTACTTCCACTATCCAATCCTGGGTAGTGTCATCGTCTTTAAGGACTTGCATATAAAAATCAACATGATATTTGTGATCTTTTTTGTCCAAAGGATTATAATAAGGGATTGAAATTGGTTCAGAACTCCACTTAAGTATTCTTTCGTTGTGATCACAATATTTGCAAAACCTGAATTCCCAGGAAGATCTGCAAATTATATTATGTACGTCGCCAATATATTTTTCTGGATTCTTCGGAACATACAAGCCAGATTTATAATCCCCATTGGGTTTTATTTTTTTTATATCCGGCATAATGTTTAAACATTATATGAATTGTCGTCTCCAGTTATGTGAGAGAAAGGAATTGTTTTTGGAGATTTTGGTGGATGTATTTTTTTCCACCCTTTTGCAAATCCGTTTTTAGCAATTTGCGTGTAATAGGCAAATGGATTATTAGATTTAGTAGGATCAAATCTGTTCCAATATTTTACAAGGTCTTCCATAGCAAAAGCCATACAATCTGCTTTGTCCTCTGGGTCTCGATATGCCATTTTTTTAGAAATTCCTTGGATCATTAAACCAAACATCTCTATTGTCTCCCGGGTTAATTCTCCTTTTTCTTTTGACGCAAGAATGGCTGCCATAAGATCCGCATTTTTTACATAAGCTTTTGCCATCTTTTTCGTTTATTTTAATTTTAGATTAAACCTCGAGGTTAGTTTCGGTCTACTGCTTATCTTCTTCAGATTCATCATCAAAAGAAATGAGCGTTTCCTCGGAGGATTCTTTTCCGTCCGGGGCAACGCTCATTTTACCTTTTAAGTCGTCGACGTCTGGATCTGGTGACTTAGATTGGTCTGCAGAGGTTGGAGCAAAAGCCCAAACTCTACTTAGTATTTTTCTCAGTTTTTTTTTGACTCTTCGCTTTCGTCAAGGTTGTATCCCATTTCGGAATTTACCTCAACGTCAGTTTCTGCTTCAGTTCCAGCTGCAGGTGCTTCAGCCAACTCCTGGTCAGTTTTCATAACTTCTGGCTTTGCTGGTTCTGCATGTGTTACCTCAACTTCGTAGTCAGCTTCATGTTTTCCTCCTGGAGCAACTGCTAACTGCTGGTCAGTTTTTTCTACGTCACCTTCCGAAATTTCAGTTTGTCCCTCAGCAGGAGCTGAAGCCAATTCATTTTCTTCGTTGACGTTGTAGCCCATTTTATCTACAATTGAATCCTTAACCTTAATCTCGTACTTTGTTTCTTTTTGGCTACCTTCAGGAGCTTCTTCGAGATTAGCATGAGATTCTTTTTCGATGTCCTTCTTGCCTGCAGTATCCTGATCCTTTCCTGTAGGTGCAGCTGAAGTATTTGCTTTCAAAGTAGCAGCGGGTGATTTGTCCATCGAAGATTCTGTTTCTTTAGATGGTGCTACAGCCATTTCAGCTTCTTTAATCTCTTCTTGGGATTTGTCATCTTCCTGATTTTCCTCCCCTGCGTTATTGAGTGCTTCTTCAATATCAACGATTTCATCCATTCTGAAGTCTCCAGTTCTTCCATTGTCCATGAGAACAGTGTAAGATCCCGAAGTAGTATCAACTGAAATTACCTTTCCGGTGTTACCAGATTCTTTAACTTTTACGTAATCTCCTACAGTAAATTTTTCATCCTCGTTCACGCTTGAAATCTCTGTGGTTTCGGAGTCGATTTTTTCAATCTCTTCGTTTACTGCTGACCATTTCTTTCTAAGAGAACCTAATTCCTGCTCGAGCATAAATTTAGCTCTTTGCATTTCTTTTGAATTCTCGTAAAGAGGATTTGTGTTCATCAAGTTATTTAACTTGTTAATCTCATTCTCGATTACCGCGATATTGTCCAAGATTTGTTTTCTATCGTTGATCATGATAGATTTGATTCTTGTCTCACCTTCCAAAAACTCGGTAAGACCTTCAGAGATATCGTACTTGAGGAATTCTTTAACCATTCCAGAAGCTTGTGTTCCATTCACTTTGAAAAGCGAATTTTCGTTCATAGCCTCGTTGATTCTGTTTAGGAATAATGTATTGTTCCATTTAATCAAGTTAACAGAAGCTCCCTCATAAACTTTCGATTCCAATCTCTTAGCAAAATCAAGTTCTACGATCTGACCAAAGTTTTGGTAGATTGTAATTAGATCAGAAACTGCTTTTGCTTCATTCACACCGAACGAACCGGAGATTTCAAGAGAAACTTGTTTCGCAAGTTGGTTTAGATCAGCAAATTGCATTTTGTTTCCTTTGTTGAAGATAGAAACTGTATCGTTTTCTTCAACCAGTTTGTAAGCATGCTCTCCTACATAAAAACCAATCCCTTCTTCGTTAACTTTAACCATTGGCGAATAGAAAGACTCCAAAAGATTTCTAAACTCTGAAGGAAGACTTGCAAATTCATTCTGTGTAAGTTTTCTTACTCCTTCTGAATTTCCTTCGAAAAGATTTTTACCGATTGAGAAGATTGTTTTCCCACCTCCTACGTGTACCGGGGAGAATACTCTTCTTACCGAAGAATTTCCGTTATTAACGGGAATTGCAAGCTTGGATTCTGAGCTTTCCATTAAGGAAAGAGAATTTACAAGATTTTTAACCGTTGGATTAAAAGACCAACGAGCAAGATCTTTAGAAAGTAAAGCAACCGATTTGTTCTCAGAAACTAACCATTTGTTCAAAGACTCTGTTACAGGAGAGTAAAAGTCAGATCCTGCAGACTTTTCAATCGAGTAAAGTGCTTTTGAAACCTCTATCTCCGGTTTAAGAGATGCTATTTTGTTAGTGATTGACTCAATCAGGGATTTAACTTTGTTATCCCAAGCAAAATTCTGAAACTCAGATACGAATGACTCAGCAACTAAGTATTCCGGGATATTATTGTTTTTAAGTAGATGTGTGTATTTCTCGCAAAGGATTTTAACATTTGGATGCTCGTATATTCCAGTTCCTTTGATGTTGAGGATAGATTCGAATACTCCAAGGTTGTTAACAGCTTGTGAATCAACAAATGCTTTTGCTGATGAATCTTTTTCCGCAAGAGTTTTAAGGCTTTCCGAAATAGATTCAACGTTTATTGAAGCTTCTTCTTTCTTGCCATCAACGTACGAACCAGAATTCTTAGAAGTAGTTCTTCCTACGCCAGTCCAGGACTCCATTAGTCTCTGAGCTGCGTTTTTAGATCTTTCTAGCTCTTGTTTTCTGATCATTTCAAGAGGATTGATAGCGTTATCACCCTCGCTTTCTTTAACTACCTGATTGACGGATTCAAGCACAATTGACTCGTTCAAAACTTCTCCGTTCTGAATTTTATTAATGTGAGATTCGCAAACCGATTTAACTTCAGGATTAGTTGTGTTATCCCTTAGTGTTTTTAATTGATTGAGTAAATCCATTCTACTTATGTTTTTTTGCTTTCTATATATCACACCTGTGATATCGAAACTTTTCATCTATATATTCTTACTTCCCGAAGAAATTTTCTTATTATCTAGCTATCAATATTTCAAGCTTTACATCAAACCCTAAATGGGGATTTGTAAAAACTATTCCACCGTCACGATACGGTAGATAATCCTCACTCAAATTCCAACCAGTCATTTCAGAATCAGTTGTTCCTAATTTACTTCCTGTTAAGATCATCAGCTCACCTAAATTATTGATATCACCTCTATAAGTCCAAGTTATGTATTTTTGCACTTGAGGAGTCCCGTTGGATGGGGTTGGAACCCCAGGAATGATTGGCACTTGGGAACCGTATAGAATAGGATTAATTGGCTCTGGGTACTTTACCTTTACCGCTACCCATCTTACGAAGCCATTTACGTCGCCTATATCAGATTGACTAACCTTGACGCTTCTTCCAGCCTTTAACGTAACCTTTAATCGTGAATATGATTCAACGTCGCTTACCATTTTACTAAAATCTATGAAATTAGTAATGTTATAGTCCTCCTCTAAAACGAACTTGTCTTTTTTGAAGAGAAAACCATTGGGTGGAAAAGGTGGACAAATAATTGGTCTTGTTGCCATTAGCTCGCGGTTAGTATTGTTAGTTGGATAGGATATTCAGTTGGATTAGAAAAAACAAATCCTCCGGTAGCAGCTCCAGTGTAGCCAACTTGTTCATCGATGTTTGGTAATGTCTGCCAACCTTTCCAAGAAGCATCAGGCTTCACTTGACCAGTTAACATCATCATCTCAGACATGATGTATCTCCTACCCCCGTTATAATGCCAATATAGAAGTCTTTGATCTTTAGTAGCATCAGCATAATAGTCTGCTTTGGCAAGCAGCAAGCTCACCTCTCCTAAAGTTGTATCGTACTCACCTGGATCCAGATTTACCGATGTATCTGGAGAGATTACGAAAGTCTGTCTTTGATACGATGAAAAAGACTGCAAGGGGTGAAAAAATTCACCCAGGTCTAGCTTTTCCTCAACATTTGCTTGATAAGCAACATTCAAAGATGTCTGGAAAAGACGAACCTCGTGGGGGTCGTTGTAATTAGAAAATGTAAGATTTACTCTTCTTAGTGACCCTTCATTATTCGCAATTAATGTATATTGAGTATTGAAAGGTCCAGTTTGGCCAGTTCTTAAAGCAGGATTACTGTCCCCAAGACCAAAAGGAACCCCACCTGTTGCAGATTGGCTTGATCCGCCACCATAAATTTCTAAAGAATCCCCTATGTTTGCACTCATGTGATAGTTTAAAGTCTTGTTGGATTTATGTCAGGATTTTCAGACATTACTACTTTTGTTGCTGTATTGCGGTTTGAGTTTACGTTGACAAATTCAGTATTGCCTGTGCTAATCGGAGTAGAAATTTCTTTTTTTTCCAATTCCTGAGTTTCAGGTTTTTCCTCTTCGTATACGGGTGAACTGTCATTTAAAATTTGATCATTTAGATCCAGTTCGAAAAGCAGAGGCTCGTTTATGTTTTGTAATTCTTCAGTTTCCTCCGTGTCTGATGAAGGATTAGGTTCAATATCTACTACGGCTTCTTCCTTATTTTCTTCTGGACGAATGTAGTCAACTAAGGATTTTATAAATCCAAGAGCTACTATAGGTAAGATAGCTCCAGAAACTATAGACAATATTCTTTTTTGAAAAATCTCTTCCTCCTCATTAATACCAAATAGCTCAGACCACGCTGTGTAGTCTTCAAGGTTTACGAAAGCGTAATAAGTATTACCCATAGCCTGCATAGCAGTCAACAAGAAGAAAAGAAACCAAACTAGTGTTTTATTCATCTTATTCAAAGCAATCAGAGATGCCAAAGAAGCTGCTGCACCAACCTCAAATGCAATTGCCAGAGAAACCGCAAGCCAAGTTGGATTAGAGAGCTTAAAGAAATCTATCACGTGGATAGTTGAGATAACAGATACCATCAAGTACAGGCATACGAATGTACCTATTATAAACCAGCTAACTATTTTGTCGTTACTTTTCACCGTTCTCTATTCTACTTTTAATCTCAGATAAAGACGTTTTCTTTTTATCAAAGTCATCTTCATAGATGAGGAATTCGAACATTACCTGTCGCATTTCTTTTCTAAGCTCAATTTTTGAGACTACGCTAGAGGAATCGATTTGAGCGGATAATTTTTTGTTCTCCTTTTCAATTCTGTCAATGTCCCTGTTAACTCCACATTGTCTGAAGAAAACAATTACCAAAAATCCCAACACGATGTATTGGAAGTTGTCTTTAATTTTTTGTAACATGATTTTAAAAATTAGTTTCTTTATATATCTAATCTAAAAACACTATACATAAAAAAAGCGCCCGAAGGCGCTTTTTAAAAAATTTGGATTTAGCTTAGGCAAGTTCAATTCCTTGCTGAGCTGCTGCCAATTCTCTTTCTAGATCTTGTATTTCTCTAGCATCTGCTTTAGCAGACTCTAAAGCTTGTTCGAAAGGCTTTAACAGTTCAATAAATTTTTTCGCTTCAGCAAGACCTTTACCGGATTGCTTAGAAATAAAATAGTGACTTGCCTCTAATGGGAGTGCTTGCAAATAAAGAATGTTGTTCTTAATGCCATCCTCCTTCAATTTGTCGATAACTTTACAAATCTCGATGACTCCAAGTGCCTCTTTTTCTCTCCATTCTGCATCTTGCTGCATGAAAGTCACATATTGATTAATTTGGGAATCACTTTCAAATTGAACTGCATAAACTTTAGTCGATAGCTTTCTTTTTGCATTGTTCAAATTTTCCTCGGCAGCATTAATTCTGTCTTGGTTCAATCGAGATAGAACTTCATCACCTAATGCGTTAGCTAATTCATCAGCGTTCAATTCTACAGAGTTTTCTGTTTTGTTCTTTTTAGCCATTTTTGGATCTTTTTTCTTTTTACTTAAAATATGGGTAATGTTTCAACTAAAGCACATCAAATATGTCAAATTCTTCACGATTGTGTTGAAGATAAATTTTTAATCTTTCCCTTAGATCTTTGACAGGATATATTTTAGGTTTTTCTTGTGGCCCTATGTGACAAAGGAAACCCCCGTGTGTTTCTAAACCAGTTTCCTCCTCTATAATCAAACGATAAAGACTAATCTGAATGGAATACTCATTGTGTGAATTTTCGTACAAATCAGCAAAAGGGTGCAACAACTTTTTATATCTTCCTTTGGAATGTTTGTCGTCTTTGAATTCCTTATTTGTTTTCCAGTCACCAATTAGGAACAAAAGTTTGTTTTGTTTTTTATCCCACATCAAGAAGGGCTGATCAACAGTTCCTGCAAGTCTCCATTTCTTAGAAAAAACTTTGAGCTCCGGTTGTAGTGGGACAAGATCCAGAAATCTTTCCTTGTAAATATCAAGAAATTTGTAAACCCTTTCCCTTACTTCATCCTCGTCCGGCGGTTCAGGATCTAACCCAGACCAGAAATCTTCAATCCATTTATGTACACGGGTTCCAAGATCGTTTGCAACGTCAGCTTTGTCTTGCCAATCTTTTTTGATCTCCGAAACGTCGACGCCCGCTTCATTAGCTTTTCTTTGTGCCCAATATTCTCTATCAAAAGGTACTTTGAAATTTTTCAGAAAAGTCGTTACTGAATCGTATTTAATTCCCTCAAAATGGTAAGTATGAGCGGACTCGTTGAAAATAAAACTTGGGTCTTTAAATATGTCGAGTTTGCTTTGATATTCTTTTCTCTTTGCTTCTAAATCAATCAAAATCCTAAATAATTAGTTATCCAACTCCAATTCGATGTAATAAAACCGGCCAAAGCAATCTCTAAGAAAAATCTTAACAACCAAAACCATGACAATTCCCTGAAGAAGAAGTAGTACACTACCAAATACGAATCTCCGTCAGTTTCTTCTATAGGCTGCAAAGATGGAGTTACCACCTCTTGTAGATTCAGTGTTGTTAGATAATCATTTACCACTTTTATTTCCTCAAACACAAATGCAGGTCTTGCATCCTGTGGAAAGTCACGAGACATAGTAACCTCAGGAGGAAGATTGACAACTGTGTAAATTCTACCTATCCAATCATATCTCAATTTAAACTTCGTCCACAAGGGAGAATTTAGTCTCTCCTTCCTTATTATAGAGCGATAATCCGAATAGATTTTGATCTCCCTAATTACATTAAGAAAACCAAGAAAAGCAAAAATTCTAAAAAGCATTATTTATCAAAGTTTGATTTACCCATAGCATCCTCCATCTTTTTACGGATTTTGGTTCTAGCCCTTCTAATGCGTGTAGCAATTGATCTTTTTTTGATCCCGTACTTATCCGCAATGTCTTTATATTTCATACCGTTAATCTCACGGTCAATCATAATTTCTCTGTAAAGAGGTGGTAAGACCTTTATCTCATCAATTACCTGTTCGTATACATCATCAATGTCCGAACCACCATTGAGAAATTCCCAAAGAGGGTCTCCCTCAATATCATAGGAAGGATTCTTTTCCTCTGCTTTGGCGGAAGTAAATTCCATTTCCTCCGCGCTTTGACTTACGTATCTCTTTCTGCTTTTCAATAAAAGCAAAGATTCGTTCCTGGCTATGTTGTAGCACCAAGTAGAAAAGTTTCCACGATCGCTGTCGTATTGATCTATCTTTAAATAGACCTTGGACATTGCGTTTGAAAATGCATCTTCCGCTAACTCGAAATCTTTGAGTATTGTGTAACAGTGGTTCAACACACCGGGCCTTACCCTTTCGTAGAGAGGATTAAACTCCCTCTCATTTCTTGTCTTAATAAAGTTCTCCGCCAGAACTTGAATGTTTTTTTCCTTTGCCATTTGATTCCCTTAATTCCCTTTTGTTTTCCTAATTATTTCCAATCCTTACAATCTCTATTCCTGCCTTAAATAGAAACTCAAGTGATTCGATTTTTCGATACAAATCTCGGAAAACCATTCTCTTGATTCCGCTTTGTATGATCAGCTTTGAACATTCGAAGCAAGGCGAAACAGTTACATATAAAGTTGATCCGTCTGAACTTTGAGTGCTTTTAGCCAATTTTGTTATGGCATTTGCCTCAGCGTGGAGAACATACGAAAGAGTTACATTCGTGTCATCCTCACAGTCGTTGGAAAATCCAGTGGGAGAACCGTTATAGCCGTCAGATATAATAGATTTATCCTTGACTATAAGACTTCCTACCTTCATCCTATTACAGTGAGAATTCGTCGCCCACACATCGGCCATCCGCAGATAGACGTGATCCATTTTCCTATCCTTGAGGGAATAAAAAGTTTCGTCTATTTCTTTGAAAGAATCATTGGATAAAAAAATCTTTTTCGATTTTGGACTTGCAATCCAAAAATCTGTTAGAACCCCGCTGGTATCAAAGAAACTTTCCGGGTCTAGACTAATCTGTTGATTTAGTGTCATAGGGTATGATTTTGCAAACTACGGAAACAAAAGTATCATTTTCTTTCGTTCAGAAAAAATCAAATTGTTAACATTTTTAAAAATTGTTGGAATTCGGTCTAAACGGGAAGTCAGAAGAAATCGTTAGAGGTGATTTCAAAGCAGTGTAAATGGAAGCAAGCAAAGTCTTGATTTCAGAAACATCTTTAGGGTTAAGCGAAGATTGTTGCGAACCCTGTCCCATCATTTGCATTTGTTCCTTTTTCTGGTTGGCAGTAGTTACTTGGTTGCCCAATTCTTTCATCTGAGAAGAAAGCTGACTTTTTAGTTCATCAGTAGATTTTTTAGCGGGTTCTTCAGTTTTAGCCGGAGTAGGTGCGGGTTTTGCCTCAGGTGCCTTTTCTTTTAATCCAGTAGTTTCTTTTACTAAAGCACCCTTTGAGCTTGATAACGAGGATTCAAGTTGTGCTCTTTTTTCAGGGGGAAGTTTATTTAAAATTTGTTGTCTCATTGCTTCAATCGACGAAGCAGTGGATAAATTTGCTGAGGCTTTTTCTGCCAGCGAAGGTGAAGTTTTCTCTGCGGTTACAGTAGTTGTCGCTGGGGCTACTGGTGGAGTAGAAACATCAGTTTTTTCTGTTAGAGCTGGCATTGAATTTTCAACGGAAGCATTATTCTTTTGCTCCTCGATTTTAGCTTTTATAACAGGGACACTTTCCTCACTTTTTTCAATAGGCTTCGTTAGGTTTTTCACATCTTCCATTGTGAAGGTTTCCCTGCCTCTTTCGGATACAAAATAATCAAATTCATCCTTTAAATAGTCCGGGTCACTTACTAGTTCTTTACGGTCACTTTCGTCTAATCTATCTTGCGCATAATCTAGAAATTCTTTAACGAGTGTAGCATCTGTCGTAATCTTGGACAAAGCACTTTCGAGTGGAGATTTTTCCCTTTTTACTCCGAGCAAAGCATCCTCTGCATCTTCATAGGCATCATTGTCCATGATGCTACTTTTTGCACTCAGCTGGACAAGCTCCGGTCCTTTTTCACC